CACCGTCAGACATAGATGAAACTACAGGTTTATATCAATGGCCTAGTTCAGGAAAAGAAAGTCCTTTTAGCGGAATATATCGTGTTACAAAATGTGATAATACATTCACTGATGGTATATTCAAACAAAAATTAAAATGCGTTAGACAACCTGGACAAAGTCAAGATTACGGCAAACAGAATCCTAATGCTATCGGCAGTCTAGCCATCGATAAACTTAAATCTACGGCTACAACAATCGTGGGAGAAGTTAAAGATAAATCAACTCCTTCACAAGAATACGCAGTTAACGAAAAAGGCGAAGGACTCTTTTAATGGCACAAGAAAAACGAACCTCCTACTCAGCAAAAGAAACTTCTAATCTAGAAAACGGTCCTTACCTAGCTAGGATCGTAGGACATCTTGATCCTAGTTTAATGGGCAGTTTAGAAGTTACTTTACTTCGAGAACAAGGTAACACTGTTGGCGATGATAATCAAAGTTATGTAGTTCGATGTGCAATGCCGTTCTTTGGTTATACTGCCTTTGAATACATGGGACAAAACGATGCATCTAAAAAGACCATCGAAGGTTATAACGACACACAAAAAAGTTATGGCATGTGGTTCGTGCCTCCGGATGTTGGCGTTAATGTTCTAGTATTTTTTGTCAACGGAGATCCGAGTCAAGGTTACTGGATGGGATGTGTTCCTGCAAAATTTGCTAACAATATGGTTCCTGCTATCGCCGGAACCACCGAAGTTGATTTAGACCCAGACGATAAGAAAAAATATAATACCAAGCAACCGTTGCCTGTAGCTGAAATTAATAAAAAAGTTAATGCTAAAAATCAAATAATAGATCCAGATAAAATTAAAAAACCAGTTCATCCTATCGCAGATAGATTTTTAGAACAAGGGTTATTAGAAGATGATACTAGAGGTGTGGTAACTAGCTCTGCTAGAAGAGAAGCGCCTAGTGCAGTTTACGGAATTTCTACACCCGGACCGTTAGATAGGCGACCTGGGGCTAAAAAGGCTTTGGTTGGTAAACAAGAAGATCTAACAAGATCAACAGTTCCAATAAGCAGACTCGGTGGCACTCAATTTGTCATGGATGACGGCGATGAAAGATATCAACGTAAAACTCCTGCCGCCGAAGGTCCTGTAGAATATGCAGATGTATTAAATGGAGAAAAGGGAGATCCTACAATTCCCTATGGTGAATGTCTAAGACTAAGAACTAGAACAGGACATCAAATCCTTTTACATAATTCTGAAGATTTAATTTATATCGGTAATGCTAGAGGAACATCTTGGGTAGAGTTAACCAGTAACGGTAAAATAGATATCTATGCTAAAGACAGCATTAGCATTCATACAGAAAATGATTTAAACATTAGAGCTGATAGAGATATCAATCTCGAAGCCGGAAGAAATATTAATATGAAAGCGGTCGGCGGTCGCACTCGTATGGAGATGGCACAGAATTGGGAAGTTCTAGTTGGACAAGACGGTAAAATTAGTGTGGGCGGAGTCTACGAACATGTGGCTGTCGGAGATACAAAAATTACAGTAGGTGCTAATTTTGACCTAAGAGTAAATGGAGCAAATAAATTTACAGCCGGAGGCACTACCGATATTAAAAGTGGTGGAAATATTACACAAAGCGGAGCTAGGATCGATCTAAACAGTTTTCCAGCTGTTACCGCCGCAGCAGCCACGCCGATAGAACCTATACCGACACACGACAACGTAGCGACCAGCGTCGATGCAGGTTGGGACAAAAAGTATATCACTGGAAACATCAGCAGTATAATGAAACGTGTGCCAATGCATGAGCCTTGGGCACTTCATGAGCATTTTGCTCCTGCACAACTAACACCGTCTAATACTGACAGGGAAGTATAATTATGGCAAATAAACTTTATAATCAAAAAGTAGTAGCGAACAATACGGCATCTGTGGGCACACAGGGAAATACTAGCTTTGCCTATAAAGGTTTCAACTCTTTAGAAAGTAAAAGAAATTATAAACTTTTTGACGTTGACTTGGTTAAGCAAGATCTAATTAATCACTTCTATATTCGCAAAGGCGAAAAGTTAGAAAATCCGGAATTTGGAACAGTTATCTGGGATATATTATTTGAACCTTTTACAGAAGAAGTTAAAACAATTATCAGTAAAGATGTAGAAGAAATAATAAACTATGACCCACGTATACAGGTAAACGAAATACAAATAGACAGCACAGACCAAGGAATAAGAATACAGGCAGATATCACTTATATTCCTTTTAATATCAATGAAAGAATGACTTTCAACTTTGATAAGAACAATGCTATTATTAACTGACCAGTTTATTTTGTTTGGTAAATATTAGATAGGACCGAAAAATGACAACAACGAGCAGACAAAATAACTTAATTTTAAATCAAGATTGGACTAGAATATATCAGACATTTAAAAATGCTGATTTCAAATCTTACGATTTTGAAAATCTACGCCGCGTTATTATTACCTATCTTCGTGAGAATTATCCAGAAGACTTTAACGATTATATCGAAAGTTCGGAATACATGGCGCTTATCGACGCTGTCGCATTTTTGGGACAGAGTCTTGCTTTCCGTATCGACTTAGCGTCTAGAGAAAATTTTATTGAGTTAGCCGAAACTAAAGAAAGTGTTATTCGACTAGCTAAAATGCTCAGTTACAATGCTAAACGAAATGTAGCATCTCAAGGTCTTTTAAAATTTACCACAGTCACTACAACTGAAGAAGTGTTTGATAGTAATGGAAAAAATTTAGCTCAGCAAATTATATCATGGAATGACCCTACAAATTCTAATTGGTTAGAACAGTTTATTTTAGTCTTAAATTCGGCCATGGCAGATAACACAGAATTTGGCCGTAGTCAAGGATCCGCTACTATCCAAGGAATTCCGACTGAACAATATAGATTCAGAACGATCTCAGCAGATGTTCCTATATATTCGTTCACTAAAACAGTAGCTTCGAGGGGAATGTCATTTGAAATAGTTTCCACAGCATTTAAAGGACAAGAAGTTCCTTATGAAGAGCCGCCAGTTCCCGGAAACCAAATAGGATTCATTTATAGAAATGATGGATCTGGCCCGGGCAGTTCGAATACTGGATTCTTTATGATGTTCAAACAGGGAAGTCTAGAATTAGCAGATTTTTCAATCGAGGTTCCAACTACAAACGAAACAGTTGCAGTTGATGCAACAGGAATCAACAATGACGATGTGTGGTTATTCAACCTAAGTGCTAACGGGATTCAATTAGATCAGTGGACACAGGTCGCAAATTTGGTCGGAAATAACATTGTCTATAATAGTATTTCTCAAAATATAAGAAACATTTATTCAGTAGTAACTAAAGATAACGATCAAGTCGACTTGGTCTTCGCTGATGGCATATACGGCAATTTGCCTCAGGGAAGTTTCCGTGTTTATTATAGAACCAGCAACGGATTATCTTATACAATTTCTCCTAACGAAATGAGAGGTATCAATATTACAATACCTTACATCAATAAGAGAGGAGAAGAACATAACATTACAGTAGGGCTTGCATTACAATATACAGTGGCAACATCTGCACCGGCAGAAGGAATTGACACTATCAGAACAAATGCTCCTGCAAGTTTTTATACACAAAATAGAATGATCACTGGAGAAGATTATAATCTTGCTCCGTTAACCAGCAGTCAAAATATTTTAAAAGTAAAATCAGTTAATAGAACTAGTTCTGGTATATCTAGAAATTTTGATATTATAGATGCTACTGGTAGATACAGTTCTGTGAACGTTTATGCCAACGACGGGTATATCTATAAAGAAGAAACAGAAAAAGTTTTAACCTTTAAGTATACAAATAGAATTGATGCAATTAATTTTATTAGAAGAAACCTAGAAACACAATTTGCAAGTAACGACACATTTAATTTTTATCTTACAAAATATGATAAAATTTTGTTTACTGCCGGCGAAACTATCCAATGGAATACAGTCACGTCGGATGTAAGTCAGTCTACCGGTTACTTTAAAAACGGAACGTTTTTATCGAAAGTTGGAAACTATGCGACAAACAGCTTAAAATATATAACTGCTGGTTCGTTGGTTAAGTTATCTCCACCTACTGGTTATGCCTTTAAAAAGAATAAAATTGTGGCCAGAGATTCAAATGACTCAGATCAGATCAATTATATTTGGGCCAAAGTTATTAAAGTTGTAGGAGATGGAACAAACGCAGGCCGAGGAACACTGGCTAACGGATTAGGACCAATCACCCTAAGCGAAAATATTCCTATGGATGTAGCCAACGATAGGTATGCTACGATTACCAGAGTAGTTCCTAAATTTGTTAATGATCTGTCGACAGCGATTGAAACAGAAATGGTTAACCAAATATCTCAAGATTTAAATTTTGGATTGAGATATTCTGTAACAGAACAAACATGGAAGATCATTACTTCTACTAACCTTGATTTACTAAGTGATTTTAGCCTTGGTAAATCCGGCGACACATCAAACGCTGCACTAGATAGTTCTTGGATCATGGCCTTTGTAAAAAATGCAGACAGGTATGATATTAGAATCAGAGGTCTGAACTATATTTTTGGCAGTATAAAACAAAACAGATTTTATTTCGACGCCAACGAAAAAGACTACAATAATCAATTAGGTAAAGTGGTTAAAGATACAGTTAGTGTTTTAGGAATCAATACATCGAAAGATAGAATAACTCCTATGATTTCCGACATAAGTTTTGAGATAGCTGATACTATTAAATTCGATGACGGTTACGAAAGCACCCAGGAAATTAAACTAGCATTCACAGACAGCGACGATGACAACGCTATTGACAATCCTGACGCTTTCGAAGATATCGTAGGAGAAGATAGTCAACTAAGTTATATTTTCTTTCAAGAAGTAGTAGACGATAACGGATATGTTATAAGAACATTGATTGATAATTCTAATGATACTATATTAGTCTATCAAAAAGAATCTTTAATTAATGTAAATGAATTCACTGACGGGCAATTGATCTATTTTTACGATGTTAATGAAAATAGAGTTAAGCGTGTTAACAGAACAACTAATACTCTTGATATAGAAAACTCTTATAAAGGTGTATTAGGCAGGGATAATCTAAAGTTTCAATATGTTCATAATGCAAGTATTAATAGAAGGATAGATCCTAGTGCAAGTAACATCGTTGATGTTTATCTATTAACAAGAAGTTATAACACAGAATTTAGAAACTATTTGGCAGGAGCGGCTGATAAACCAGTAGCGCCTAACAGTGATAGTCTAAAGATAAGTTTTGGAGCAAAGCTAGATGCCATTAAATCTATCAGCGACGAAATCATATATCATCCTGTGGAATATAAAGTATTGTTTGGATCGAAGGCCGACGAGAAATTACAGGCATCGTTTAAGGTAGTTAAAAATCCATCTAAGAGTATTAATGATAATGACCTTAAGGTAAGAATCATCAATGCTATTAATGAATTTTTTGATGTGAATAATTGGGATTTCGGAGACAAGTTTTATCTCAGCGAGATGATCACTTATGTAATAAACAGCGTATCTCCGGATGTAAGTAACATGGTAATATTACCAAGACAACCTAGCCAAGAGTTTGGTAGTCTTTTCGAGATTCAAAGTAAGAGCAGTGAAATATTCGTTAGCGGTGCAACCGTTGATGATATTGAAATAGTTTCGGCTATTACCTCAGCAGAGGTAAGGGCTAGTGTTAATAGTATTGTAAGTTCAACATAATATGGCAAATAAAAAATTTCCTAAAAGCGGTCTTCCTGTTAGAAAAACTGTCGAGTTATTGCCTTCGGTTTTTAGAACACCAACTAATGATAAGTTTTTATCAGGAGTAGTAGATCCGCTAACGCAACCTGGCCTTCTTGAAAAAACTGTTGGATATATTGGACGCAGATACGGAAAAACCTTTAATGGAAAAGATGTTTACCTAGACACCGACAATACATTACGCAGCAGATATCAATTAGAACCCGGCGTTGTTTATAACAAAGATCAAAAGATTACAAATTATTATGATTATCTAGATTTTAAAAACCAATTAAAGTTTTTCGGAAACACCGAAGACAGGGATGATTTATTCACTAGCCAAGAACACTATACATGGAATCCGCCAATTGATTGGGACAAATTTGTAAACTACAGAGAATATTTCTGGGCTCCGGATGGTCCTCCTCCAGTTGCAGTTTACGGACAATCGTCGGCGGTTGTTAGCACCTACAGAGTAAAAACCTCTGTGAATAGTTTTATTTTTACCCCCGATGGTTACACTAACAATCCGTCATTGACCTTATATAGAGGACAAACTTATAAATTTATCGTTAATGTTCCTAAAGACGGATTCGCTATTAGAACTAGCTATGACACCGGATCGTTAATTTATGATCCTAATAAAACTTATTTTGCTGGATCGATAGTAGTATACGATAATAAGTTATGGAAGGCTAAAGTTGAAGTTAGTGCCAACGACGGTAGTAGCATCGACATTGATAGTCAAGACTGGGAATTTATAGAAATTGTTTCTAGTCAAGCAACTGCCCTTGATTATAATCAAGGAGTAACTAATAATAAAATTGAAAATGGAACAGTTACATTTACAGTTCCATATGATTCTCCGGATATTTTATATTATCAAAGTGTAACAGATCCTAATAAATTTGGAAGATTTGTAATAGCAGACATCGAGTCTAATACTAAGATCGACATAGAAAAAGAAATATTAGGAAAGACAAATTACAAAAGCAGCAACGAGATTGAATTCACTAACGGTCTAATAGTCGAGTTTATGGGAAATGTTACCCCATTGAAATACGCTACTGATTCGTGGTTAGTTGAAGGTGTCGGAAATAAAATAACACTTACTAGATTTTCTGATTTAGTCGTTCCAGTATTGTCATCTGAATTACCAGAAGTTCTTTTTGATAATGAAGGTTTCGATACACAACCTTATGATGATGCAAGTGCTTATCCCGGAACAAAAGATTACATCACTATCTCTAAGGATAGTAAAGATATAAATCCTTGGTCACGTTATAATAGATGGTTTCATCGAAGCGTTTTAGAATATTCTTATTCTCTAAGAGGGCAAGACTTTGATGCACCGGAATCTGCCAGAGCAAAAAGACCAATCATAGAATTTTCTCCTAATATAAAATTATTCAATCACGGCTATACAGCTAAAGATACTGTTGATTATATTGATGATTTTACAGATGATATCTTTAGTAAAATCGAAGGAAGCACTGGTTACAATATCGATGGGGAATTTGTTTTTGAAGGTGCTAGAATTTTAGTTGTAGCCGACACTGATGCCTTAGCGAATAATAAAATATACAGAGTAACTTTTATTACACATAACAATAGAAGACAGATCAGCCTCAGGGAAGAAAGCGATTCAGCATCTATCTCGGGAGAATGTGTTTTAATAAGACGAGGAATTAATAATGCAGGGTTGATGTATCACTTCAACGGTTCTGGATGGGTTAAGAGCCAGACTAAGACTGCTGTAAATCAATCTCCTCTTTTCGATGTTTTCGATGAAAACGGAATTAGCTTTTCAGATGCTGAAACTTACCCAGTTAGTTCGTTTGTTGGAACAAAGATACTTTCTTATAAGGTAGGAAATACTGCATTAGTTGACAAAGAGTTGGGATTCGTTCTTAGCTATCAAAAGATCGATAATGTTGGAGATATTCTGTTTAACTGGAATTGGGATACAGATATTTTCTATTATACAGTAGGACAAGTTAGATATAGCAAAAAAATATCAACAGGTTTTTATCAATCTTCTTTAGACGATGTATATCACAATTCTTGGATTAAATTAAACGATTCGTTTATTCAGCCCATAGTCGACAGCCAGATAATCGCTTCAGCGACCGATACTTTAATTTTTAATAGTGTATATTGGACTGAATTAACAACAGAGCCTTCGATTCGTTTTTATGTCAACGGAGAAAAATATTCTGGAACATACACGAGAGAAAATAATACGTTTGTGTTTGATCGACAATTTAATGAAAAAGATGTAATTGTAATTAAGATTGTAGCAGACGTAGCCCCAGATCAGGGATATTATGAAATACCTGTAGGTCTTGAAAAAAATCCGTTTAATAATGATCTTGGAGAATTTACATTAGGCCAAGCGATTGATCATGTTGTTACATCTGTTGAGTTTGAAGATGAATTTTCCGGAGTTATTCCGGGGTCATCGAATCTAAGAGATTTATTCGAACATAGAAACTACGGAAAAAGATTTTTAAAACATTCTGGAATTACGCCGGTCGCTATTTCTTTATTATGCGATAAGGATAACAATGTTATCAAAGCATTACAATATGCTAATAAAGCATATACTACATTTAAAAATAATTTTATAGAAAAAGCTAATGAAATAGATTTTAATAACGATGTTGCAGATTTTGTTGACGACATTGTAGCTAATCTAGGAAGAATAAAAGGACCGTCTAGCCCATTTGCTGATTCTGACATGATAGGTAGTGGAGCTTATAACCTGTTAAGATATGTAGTTGAAGACGAAGGAATTAAAACTTTTAGTCTATCAGAAAGATTTAGCTTAGAAGAACTTAGCAGACGTGCTGTTTATATCTATATCAATGGTAATCAACTATTAAACAAAAAAGATTATGTGTTTGATACAACGTTCGGATTTTTAAGATTAACGATAGACGTTACTCTTCAATTGGGTGATGTGATAGATATTAGAGAATATGTAACTACTTCTGGATGTTTCATCCCCCCAACACCTACATCATTAGGCCTATATAAAAAATATACTCCTATGAAGTTTCTTGATGACACATATCAAGAACCAAGATGGGTGATACAAGGTCACGATGGTAGCATAACAGCAGCATTTGATGATTTTAGAGATGATCTATTATTAGAACTAGAATATAGAATCTATAACAATATCAAAAAAGAATACAATCCGAGCGTGTTTGACATCGACGAAGTAGTTGGTGGATATGGCGATTCTGGCCTGTATACAAAGTCTCAACTTGACGAAATTGTGGCTCAGAATTTCTTAAAATGGATAATGAACACTAATATCGATTATATCAACAATGATTATTTCGATAGTCAAAATTCATTCACATACACTTATTCGAATATGACAGATCCCACCGGTTCTCAGAATCTTCCAGGGTTCTGGAGAGGAGTATACCAGTGGTTCTATGACACCGATCGTCCTCATCGTTGTCCTTGGGAGATGTTAGGTTTTAGTGAAAAACCAACATGGTGGGAAGAACAGTATGGCGCTGCCCCATATACAAGAAACAATTTATTACTGTGGGAAGATCTTCGAGACGGCATAATTCGTCAAGGCGATCGAGCAGGAACATATAACAGATATAAACGTCCTACGATTATGTCTCATATACCTACAGACGGAAACGGAAAATTACTAAGCCCGTTAGATTCCGGTCTTGCAGGCAATTTTACATTAGTTAATAATAGGGGCCCGTTCAAATTAGGCGATGTAGCTCCGGTAGAGTATGGATGGAGATCTAGTTCAGAATGGCCGTTCGCTGTAATTATGGCGATGTGTTTAATGAAACCTCTAGAATTTATAACCTCAAACTTAGACACATCGAGAACAAAAACAAATAAGATAGGACAAACAGTTAGTGTTTCAACAGGATTATTTTCAAAATTATCAGATGCATTAGACCTCTCTGAAAATAATCCAACTAGCGGATTAGTTCAATACTTGATTGGTTATGTAAAATCTAAAGGACTATCGACTGATTCTATTCTTGATGTAATTAATAATCTTGACGTTAGGTTATCTACAAGATTGTCTGGTTTCGTTGATAAGGCTCAACAAAAATATCTATTAGATTCTAAGAGCCCGAGCAGTTCTAGCAGCACAATTTTTGTTCCAGCAGAGAATTATGATATTATCTTCAACGTTAGTTCTCCTATATCTAGTATAACCTATAGTGGTGTTATTGTAGAAAAAACAGAAGGCGGATGGATAATCAACGGTTATGATGACGTATCACCGTATTTTAATTTTTACGCAGCAGTTCCTAATCAGAAAGATCCTTTGGTATCTGTAGGCGGAATAAGTGAACGATTCTTAGAGTGGGAAGCTGATAAACTTTATAACAACGGTCAGTTGGTTAGATATCAAAGTGTTTATTTTAGAGCATTAAGAACACACACATCGTCGACAGAGTTTGAGCCAACACTTTGGTCTAAATTAACCGGCATCCCCCAGGTGGGAGCAGTCGAAGCATTTAGAAGAAGAAACTTTAACACATTAAAAGTTCAGAAACTAAGCTACGGAACTAGATTATCTTCGATCCAATCAGTGGTTGATTTCTTATTAGGCTACGAGCAATATTTGAAATCTGTCGGATTTAAATTTGATAATTACAATCCAGAAACACAGTCTAACGAAGATTGGTCAACAGCAGTTAAAGAATTTTTATTTTGGACAAAACAAAATTGGATGGTTGGGTCATTATTAACTCTAAGCCCATCGGCCAACAAATTGTATGTAACTATCCCAGTGGGCGTAGCAGATAGTCTATTGGATAGTTTTTACGACTACAATGTTTTAAAGGTAGATGGCAAACCTTTATCTCCGGGATTTATAAATGTTAATAGAGATTTTCAATCTCTAACTGTAGAAACAACCAACACCACTGACGGTATCTATTATCTAAAATTGTATTATGTGTTAAAAGAACATGTAGCAATCTTCACTGACAAGACAGTTTTTAGTGATGTTATCTATGATAAAGTAACGGGATATAGACAAGAAAGAATTAAAACACAAGGATACCGAACCATCGATTGGGACGGAGATTATACTAGCCCGGGTTTCTTATTTGACAATGTTAACATAGATGCTTGGATGCCTTGGACTGATTATAAGTTAGGAGATATCGTAAGTTATAGATCTTATAACTGGACTAGCTTGATTAATCAAAATGGAACTGAGTTATTTGATGAAACTAAGTGGACGAAATTAGACTCTACTCCAGAAAAGCAATTAGTTCCAAACTTTGATTTTAGAATAAATCAATTCTACGACTACTATAATGTTGATTCGCAAGGCATCGGAGAAACACAGAGAGATCTAGCAAGGCACACAGTCGGATATCAGCAGAGAGATTATCTGCAGAATCTAGCAGAAGATCCAGTAACTCAATTCCAGATTTATCAAGGATTTATTAGAGAAAAGGGAACTATCAATTCTATTACTAAGGTATTCGATAAATTAAGCCGAAGCACTGAAACTAGTATTAGTTTAAACGAAGAATGGGCCTTCCGCTTAGGAAGATTCGGCGGAACAGATCAGTTATCTGAATTAGAGTTTACTGTTTTAAAACAAAATTTTGAATTAAATCCACAACCTCTGTTGTTTGTTGAATATCAACCTTCTGTTGATACAGATCAGAATTATAGAATTGTAAAAGCTGATTTTACGATAGAACCAATTCCGTATACAACTGATATTAATCCTGTTTCTCTAGAAACTCCTCCGGTCAAAACTGCCGGATATGTTAATGAATTAACAGTTGACTACATTATAAAAAACAGACAGAATCTTACTGATTTAAACATCGAGGAAATGTTTGATAACTGTCATATATGGGTAACATTCGACGGCCCATCGTGGACAGTCCTTAGATTTAATCAAAGCCCGCTATTAAACATCGATAGCATTACTAAATCTGGAACATCAGTAACTGTTACATTGACTAGACCTCATAACTTTGTGGTTGGTGATTATATTGGTATTAAAGATGTAATAAACCTAACAGGCTTCTTTGAAGTTAAATCAATCGATACAAGATCTATAACTGTTTCTGTAGCAGCCGATGCACAAGATCCTGAATACGATATTAGTTCTATCACACCAATTTACATTTTAACAGAAGCAAGATTTAAGAGCTATGAAGACATAATTCCTGGATCTATGGCTTTGTTAAAAAATAATTCTAAATTGTGGATTGATAATAACGGCAGTGATCTATGGGAAGTTATAAACAAAAGTAATCAATATTCTGATTTGACTATTTCGGAATATGGTATTACAACTCCGTTATATGCAGGAACAAAAGTTTTATATGACGATAATTTAAAACAAGTTATATCGAGCATACCTGGTTCTGGATATGTGATGTGTTATGTAGAAGGTCCTTCTGGACTTGTTCTCAAACAAATCGTTGCACCTCCTGCAGGTTTAGAAAATAGTGTATTGGGATCTTTTGGCGCCAAGATGGCCATTACTCCCGACAGTAGATTTTTAATAATTGCAAGCCCTTCTGCAAATAATGTCCGCAGCGACTATGTTGGAGAATTCGATTCGACTAAAAACTATCTAGTTGACGATGTTGTCTTATATCAAGGAAAATTATGGAAGGCTGTTCAGGATGTTAGCGCAGACGGCAGCACAGCAGATTTTGATCTGTCAGATTGGACTGTGGCTGTTAACATTCCAGCAACACCAGTTGGATCTGGAATAGGTTCCACAGCCCAGGGAATGATTTCCGTTTACGAGTATGTTAATCAGCAATGGACTATATCAGATTCGTTTGTCAGCCCAAGACCTGCCAATGCAGAATCTTTTGGATCTGATGTATGTGTAGGTCAGAACGGATCGAAGTATTATATGGCTGTTTCAGCTACCGGTGCCTTAGATAAACGAGGCAGAGTATATCTTTATGTTTACGAATCTGGAGAATGGAAGCATTTAGAAAACGAAAATTACAAAGGTGTTTATAATTCTAGCCCGGCAGCGTTTTATCCTAAAGGGTCAATAGTTTGGTATGATAGCGGCCTATGGCAAGCTAACACAGATACATTTGGAGACGGTAGCACAATCAGTGTTGATTCTCTAAGCTGGACAAGAATAGATCCTGTATCGACACAGTGTTCATTGCCACAAAATATTGCATTAGACGACGACGGATCAACATTAGCATTAGGTTTAGTCAGCGAAACTCAACTTGCCGAATTGGTAAAACAAGGAGACGAGTTTGGATTTAGTCTTGCTATGAGCCGCGATGGTAGCATACTAGCAGTAGGATCTCCTAACAGCGATGGTCAATATTTTGCGAATTATCGAGGAATATGGAGACCTGACATAGAATATGTCGAAGGTGATGTAGTGAAGTATGACACTAACTACCATAGGCTGATTCAGCGAGCTGGAGAAATTGGGGACTCGACTACTAGAAGTTATAACGAAGAACCAGGAGCATTACCATGGGAGAACGTCGGAGACAGTTCTTCAGAAGCATCTGGTAAAGTCTATATCTATCAGAAAAATAGTAATGACTTATATCAATTAAAGCAAACTATTAACAATGGTTCAATGGCAAATTTAAACGACATCGATTCTGGTTCGTTGATTAGTTCAGGAGACCAATTTGGATGGAGTTTAGATATAGACTATAGTGGTTCGACACTGGTAATTTCTAGTCCGTTAGCAGATATTAATCTTCAAAATCAAGGAAGTGTGTATGTTTTTAGAACAGACGGTTATGCACCTGTAGAATATAGATTAAAACAAAAACTTGAAAGTTTCGAACAATATCCTAACGAATACTTCGGTCAGAATGTTCAGATAAGTGCTAATACAGAAAAGATTGTTGTCGGAGCTAAAAATTCACCGTTCATTCTCCCAACAAGACTTGATATGACCCTAGGAACCACTTTTGATAAGGGAAGAACTAAGTTTATAGATAGCCAAGGATATAGCGGTGCTGCTTATGTATTTGAAATCAAAGATGGAATTTATTTCTTAGCAGAAAAATTAGAAACCGAATTTACTCCTTTTGAAAGTTTCGGATACAGCGTAGATGTCAGCGCATCATCGATAGTCGTGGGTTCTCCTGATTATAAAAATTCAACTTCCGGCACCAAGACCGGAAATGTAAGATTGTTTAAGAAAGATCCAACAGTTAATTCTTTAAATGTTATAGGTCAACAAATTGAAACAGTTGATATTGCTATGATCAAGAGCATATCTTTATATGACACAGAAAAGAATTATAAGATACAAGAATTAGATTATGTAGATCATGCGAAATTAAAAATTTTAAATTCTGCAGAATCTGAAATCAAATTTAAAACTTCTTTCGATCCAGCTGTGTATACGATCGGCACAGACGATCAAGTCGTTGATTCTGAAACTGCCTGGACTACAAAAAATGTCGGATATTTATGGTGGAATTTAGCCACAGCAAAATGGAAAGATTATGAACAAGGCGACCTATCTTATAGATTAGGTAACTGGAATGCTTTAGCTGAAGGTTCTACGATAGATGTCTATGAATGGGTAGAAACTTTATTGTTACCGAGCGAATGGTCCGCCCTAGCAGATACTAATGAGGGAATAGCTGAGGGAATTTCTGGACAACCATTATATCCCAATGACGATGTTTATTCTGTAAAATATCTTTTCAATGCTGCAGGACAACCTACAGAAACTTTATACTATTACTGGGTAAAAAACAAAGTTATTGTTCCTTCAAACTTACCAGGCAGAAGAATATCTGCTGCCGCTGTAGCAAATTTAATTTCAAATCCATCTGCATCGGGCATAGCATTTGTATCGTTGATAGATAAAGATAAAATATTAACTTACAATTTACCGTCAGTGATGACATCAGCTACTGCGGTAATAAACTTAGAATTTAGAAAAGATAAATCAGACCTTAATGCAATTCATAATGAATATCAATTGTTGTCTGACGGTATAGCTGAAAGTCTACCTTCTGAAAAACTAGAAACTAAATGGTTTGATAGTTTAATAGGATATGATCAAGCAGGTAATCGAGTTCCAGATCCTTCATTACCTATTAAACAAAAATATGGCGTTTCGTTTAGACCGCGTCAAAGCATGTTTATTGACAGGTTAGCCGTATTAAAAATTGTTGTTGATAGTGTTAATACAATTTTAAAATCTCAAGCATTTTCTGATACAATCGATTATAAAAATTTAAACTTAGTCGACGAAGCTCCTAGCGAAGCTCTAAACCTGTATGATGTAACTGTTGATACTTATAATGATCTAGCAGTCGTAGGAACAGTTAGAACCAAGCAGGCAAGATTACAAATCAATATTGTTGATGGCGAGATTGATACTATAGATATTTTAGATTCTGGTGCAGGGTATAAAGTATCTCCCCCTATTGTAATCGATGGTGATGGGCAGGGTGCAAAAGCTACTGCTATTATAGATAATCAAGGAAGAATAACTTCTGTTAGAATCGATTCTCGAGGAAAGAGATACAATTCAGCAACAGTGACAGTGAGACAGTTTTCTGTATTGGTTAGCGCCGACGCTACAGCCAACGGTTTCTGGAGTATCTATGCCTGGGACGATGTAAGAAAAACTTTCTTTAGAAGTGCATCGCAGGCCTTTGATACTACTAGATATTGGGAATACGCTGATTGGTATAAAGATGGTTACGGTGTTGGAACAAGACTTGTTAAAGAAATCTTCCAAGTATTTGAAGAACCAACAATATCCGTAGAAGTTGGCGATGTTATTCGAGTAAAAGAATATGCCAGTGGCGGTTGGGCATGGTTCGAAAAAGTTTCAGATGATGCTACAACCTTCGCTGACAGATATATGTTGGTAGCTCGTCAACGAGGAACAATACAATTAAAAGATACTCTTTATAATATTAATAATGCAGGCATTGGTTATGACAATATTTCTAGCTTTGATACTGGATTCTATGACATCGAAAATGCTAAAGAATTAAGAAATATTCTTAATGCTATAAAAGACGATATTTTTGTAAACGATTACGCAGTAGAATGGAATAAATTATTTTTTACTTGTATAAGATATGTATTTTCTGAACAACTATATGTTGATTGGGCATTTAAAACTAGTTTCCTAAACGCTATTCATAATATCGGTCCTCTAGAACAGAGATTAAATTATAAGAATGATAATCTAGAAAATTTCCAAGATTATATTAACGAAGTTAAACCTTATAGATCAACAGTAAGACAGTATATCAGCCGATACGATACTGTAGAGCCGTTGGAAATGGCTGCAACAGATTTCGATCTTCCGGCAGCATATGTAGAGATCGAAGGAAAAATTATTCCTATCACTGAAACCAATTCTATCATTGATTCATATCCATGGAAGTG